CCCCCGGCAACGTCCTGATTGACGCCGACTTCAGCGCCATCGAAGCCCGCGTCATATCGTGGCTGGCCGATGAGGAATGGAGGCTTGAGGTTTTCCGCACTCACGGCAAGATCTATGAGGCCTCTGCTTCTCAGATGTTCGGTGTCCCGCTGGAACGGATCAAAAAAGGCAACCCCGAATACTCCCTCCGGCAGCGCGGCAAGGTGGCTGAGCTTGCGCTTGGCTATCAGGGCGGCGTCCCGGCAATGCGGCAAATGGACACCGGAAAGCTGTTGGCGGATCTGCCGGACGAAGAAATTCAGGACATCGTGGACAAGTGGCGCAACACCAATCCCAAAATTCGCAACCTGTGGTACAGCTTCAATGACGCGGCGATCCGTGTGATTCAGAACGGCGGTTCCGTCCGTGTCCGCTGCTGCACAATCTCCCGTGAGTGCGATTGTATACGTGAGACAAGCTGCCTGACGATAGCTTTGCCGTCCGGCAGAAAGCTCTACTACATCGATCCTGCTGTCGGGGAAAACCGCTGGGGCGGTCCGTCCATCTCTTACATGGGCATGGATCAGACCACGAAAAAATGGCGGCGCATCGAAACCTATGGCGGGAAGCTGGTGGAGAATGTCGTACAGGCTATCGCCCGTGACTGTTTAGCACAGGCCATTGACCGCCTTGAAGCAGCGGGCCTGCCGGTTGTATTCCACATACACGACGAGGTGGTAATTGATACCCCCGCATTCGGCTCAAACGACGCCATGCTCGGCAAAGTGGTTGAAATTATGAGCCTACCTATCCCGTGGGCGCAGGGCTTACCGCTGGGCGCGGATGGCTGGGTAGGACGGTTCTTCAAGAAAGATTAAGAAGTCAGACAACTAACGGAGGATAAAATGAAAATCATAAGTCCGCAGATTGAATTCATAACCCCAATCGACGGAACGGCCGTGCTCAAGCGCATCGAGCAGTGTGGGCGCGTCTGCTATAAGTCGGAGAGTCAAATAACGGAGGGCAGCGCGCCGCGTTTCGTTGAGACCCTCATCAAGCATGGTCATGAAGCCGTGCTGGAACACTGCTCTTTTACAGTAAAATTTGTGTGCGATCGCGGTGTATCACACGAGATTGTCCGTCACCGCATGGCGTCCTACTGCCAAGAGAGTACCCGATACTGCAATTATGGCAAGGGCGACTTCAATGGCGAGATTACAGTCATAGAGCCGAGTTACCTTATCAAGGGTACGGCTGCCTATGACGCATGGAAGGCCGCCTGTGAGGCCACTGAGCAGGCCTACTTCGACCTTCTGAATTGGGGCCTGTCCCCGCAGGAAGCCCGCGCTGTGCTGCCGAACAGCCTGAAAACCGAAGTGGTTATGACGGCCAACATCAGAGAATGGCGGCACATCCTGAAGCTGCGCTGCTCTAAGGCGGCCCACCCGCAGATGCGGGAGGTGGCTACACAGCTTCTGAAGGAGCTGCAAGAGAAGATACCGGTCCTCTTTGACGATATTGATCCGGAGGGCTGAGGCATGGCTATTGAGCGCTTCGCTGACGCATACACACCCACCTGTGATATGTGCAGCGCTGAGCTGCCGGAAGAGTTCTCTTTTGAGGACGCGGTAGACAGCAAGAAACAGAACGGCTGGCGCTCCGTCCGGGATACCGGCGGTGACTGGTGGGACCTCTGCCCGGATTGCTACGCGAAACACGCAAACCGGCTTAGAGGCATCGGCCCTTCTGAGTTTGGAGGTATCACATGATCCTTGCTACAAGAATCGTTCTGCTGGTAGTCAGCACGCTCTTCTTCCTTGCGACCATGAGCGCAAGCACGGAGCGGCGCGGCTATCTGGATCTGACCGGCGCAGTAGCGGCAGCAATCCTGTTGCTACTGTCCTACCGGATCTGAAAAAGAGGTGTCTAACATGGATAAAAACGCTGAGAAAATCACAATCACCTACGACGACGGCTCTACAAAGGAGTTGAAAAAGGGGCTGGTCTTTCACATTGAGGGCGACCCTTCCGCTGAGAGTATAACCGTCACGGCAGATATGGTGGCAATGTCAGGCAAGGACCTGTTCACCGTCGTAGAGGCCGCCGTTGAGCTGGGTGTAAAGCTCGGTATGTTCGGAGATACGGAGGCTGCTGACGATGAATAGAGCTGAGATTTTGGAGGCTGCCCGCGTCTGTGTCTGCGGTGAACGCGAACAGGACTACGGCAAGCCGGAGGACAATTTCTCTACTATCGGCCTTCTGTGGGGCGTCTACCTCCGCGCAGCTCACCCGGAGCTGGCAAAGGTGATGGGCGTCAACCGCATTGACGCAAAGGACGTGGCGGCTATGATGGCTCTGCTCAAGGTGGCCCGCATTGCCACTGGCTCAAGCCCTGACAGCTTCGTTGACCTTGCCGGTTACGCGGCCTGCGCCGGTGAGATCGCCGCGGATGCGCAGACGATCTCGCCTGTCAATGCCTGTGTTTCCTGCGGCACTGAAATTCCTGAGGGGCGGCAGGTCTGCCCCGCTTGCTTAAGGGAGGCGTCAAGATGAGCAAGCTGACAGCAACTATTTCTGACACTGTATATTTCTGCTCTGATACGTACAGTGCGGCGGTAACGCACTACGGGAAACAGTCACAAGCTGTAATTGCTATGGAAGAGATGGCTGAATTAACAAAGGAATTGTCGAAGGACTTACGCTGCAACGGTGACCTTGGCGCAATCTCGGAGGAAATCGCTGATGTGGAAATCATGCTTGAACAGCTTAAAATCATATATGGAAATCGTGCTATGGTTGATAGAATCCGCGCTGAAAAGCTAATACGGTTAGCCGACCGCATCAAAGACCAGGAGGAGAGACATGCATTATGATCGAACAATCTGCATCGCTATAGGTGGCAGTCGCAAATCGCTGACGTGGCAAAACTCACGACTTAGCGTATCGGAGCTATATAATCGTTTCGAACACCCTGTTCGCAGCAGCGAAACGATGCAGGAATACCTGCATCTAAAAAAACTGCAGCAGGATGAGCTCAAAGACTGTGCCGGCGGATTTGTCGGCGGAGAGCTGTCATCACCGCGACGTAAGGCAGGCAATGTAACGGGACGCGACCTTATCACGCTCGATTTTGATAATATTCCCGGCTGGCAAACGGACGCTGTTATCGCAAAAATGGACGCACTGCATTGCGGCTATTGCGTTTACAGCACACGCAAGCACGTTCCTGAGCGTCCGCGATTGCGAATCATTGTACCAACCGACAGAACCATGACTCCGGATGAGTATGAGCCGTGTGCCCGCCGTGTGGCCGCTCACGTGGGTGTAGGCATGGCGGATCCCTCGACATTTGAACTCTCACGGCTTTTCTACTTCCCGACTTGCTGTGCAGACAGTGAGTTTGTGTATAAGGCAGTGGACAAGCCGCTCGCATCAGTGGATGCACTGCTCAAAAGCTACGCTGATTGGCGCGACGTAACAAGTTGGCCTGTGATTCCGGGTGCTGTCAGCTACCAAAAGCTGGCCATAAAACAAGGTACCCCCGAAGAAAAGTCGGGCATCGTGGGCGCATTTTGCCGAACGTACGATGTGCTGAGTGCCATAGATGCATTCCTGCACGGAATTTATGAACCCGTGGACGGCAGCACCGACCGGTATACATATCTCGGCGGTTCAACAGCCGGGGGCGCCGTGATTTACGACGGCGGAAGATTCCTCTACAGCCATCACGCTACCGACCCATGCAGCGGTCGCCTGGTTAATGCGTTTGATTTGGTCCGCTTGCACAAATTCGGCGATAAGGACAACAATGCATTACCGGACACACCTATAACGAAGCTGCCGTCATACACCGCCATGAGGGATCTTGCACTGTCGGACAAGCAGGTATGCGCTACACTGAGTCGGGAACAGCATGAACGTGTCGTGAGGGAGTTTGAGTGCGTCGGCAGCGCTTCAACGTCTGAGGACGCTACAACGTGGACCGAGAACCTGCAGAGGACACAGGACGGTAAAATCAAGAACACTATCGACAACGTGCTCATTATTCTTGACGGCGACTCGCTGCTGAGGGGTAAGTTTGCTCTCAATCAGTTTGCAGGACGCGGCGAAGTACTCGGGTCACTGCCGTGGAGAGAGGACGGTAAACGCCGCCTTTGGTCGGACACTGATACCAACGGCTTGTACTGGTATATGGAGCGGTTCTGGGGTATCTCCGGGCGAGGCAATATTGACAGTGCCCTTGATATTCACGCATCACAGCACGCATTCAATGAAGTCCGGGACTATATTAACAGTCTGACGTGGGACGGAATTCCACGGTTGGACACGCTGTTCATTGACTATCTCGGAGCCGAAGACACCGCATACAATCGCGCCGTATGCCGCAAAAGCTTCACTGCTGCAGTCACTCGTGTCATGATCCCGGGCTGTAAGTATGATAACATGGTTATCCTTGCCGGCCCGCAGGGTATCGGTAAAAGCACCCTGTTGGATAAAATGTCCCGCGGTTGGTTTAACGACAGCATTCGCACTTTTGAGGGTAAAGATGCATCAGAGCTGCTTCAGGGCGTGTGGCTGGTGGAAGTGTCGGAGCTTGATGCCTTCCGTAAGACCGACGTCGCCCGCATCAAGCAGTTTCTATCCCTGCGTGCCGACCGCTACCGCGCAGCATATGGTCGTCACGTCTCGGAGCTGCCTCGGCAGTGCGTGTTCTTCGGATCCACCAACACAACGGATTTTCTGCAGGACACAACCGGCAACCGGCGTTTTTGGCCTGTGGACGTTGGCGAGCAGCCGCACGCCAAAACCGTGTGGCACGACCTGACCGACGATGTTGTTGACCAGCTGTGGGCCGAAGCAAAAGTTCGCTGGCAGACCGGGGAGCCGCTATACATATCAGGAGATGTAGAACAAGAAGCACTCGAGAGGCAGGAAGCACATCGTGAGGCGTCAGTCCACGAGGGCATAATTGCCGAGTTTGCAGCAAAACAAGTCCCGGTCGACTGGTGCAGATGGACGATAGATAGACGCCGTGATTACTGGTGCGGCGCGGCACGTATGCCGGATGGACGAGAAATCGAGCTTGTGGACCGTGACCGTATCTCTGCTGCAGAGGTCTGGTGTGAGATGCTGAACGGAAATATCCGTGACATAACCAATGCTGACACACGTAAGATAAATGCTGTGCTCGCGCGTCTTCCTGGGTGGACGCGTAGTGGACCATTACGGTTTGGCCCGTACAGTGTTCAGCGTGGCTTCATCCGGAGCAACAGTCAGTTGCAACCACCGCAACAAAAGGTGTAACGCTCAATAAACCGTTACATCGAGGGGCAACATATATTAAATTATTTTATGTTTTTGTTGCGCGTAATGTTGCCCCTAAAAGTCTTTATAATGCAGGCTTTTTCTATTAATGTAGTCAATGTAACAATATTTACTATAGAGTATTAAAAATAAGCGCGCGCAAGGCGAACGCGTGAAACGCGCGCCATGCACGCCCATATATGTGCCCGTATATACGCGCGTGCGCGCGAACGTTACAGGAGGAACTATTGAATGCTTGAAAACTATTATGAAAATAAGTTGAGAACCAGCGTCCAGAAGCTGGGTAATGGCGCCCGTTGTCTGAAGTTTGAAAGTCCCGGTTTCTCCGGAGTGCCGGATAGGATTATTTTCCTTCCCGGCGCGAAGGTGATTTTTGTAGAGATGAAGAAACCGGGGAAAACAGAACGCAAGCGGCAACTTTATGTGCAAGGATTGTTGCGGTCGCTGGGCTTTGAAGTTTTCTCGGCGGTCAACAGTGAGGAGAAGATTGAAGCTGTGCTTGCACGGTGCAGAGAGGTATTGAGGAATGAAGGAATTTTGCCCGCATAGCTATCAACAGTACGCCATCGATCGAATTATCCGTGATTCTGCATTGGGCTTATTCCTTGATTGCGGTCTCGGCAAAACGGTTATAACGCTGACCGCTATAAAGCAGCTGAAGTATGAATACTGGGCGGTGCGGAAGGTGCTTGTCATTGCTCCGAAGAAGGTGGCAGAGTCCACTTGGAGTAAAGAAGTCTCAAAGTGGGAACATCTGTCGTGTTTGCGGCTGGTACACGTTCTCGGTTCCGTGGGGCAGCGTACCGCAGCACTGGCCCAAACGGCGGATGTGTATCTAATTAACCGTGAGAACGTTCAGTGGCTGGTGGGTTATTACGGGCACAGCTGGCCGTTTGATATGGTGGTTATTGACGAAAGCAGCAGCTTCAAAAACTATCAGGCAAAGCGCTTTAAGGCGTTGAAGCTGGTGCGCTCTCGGATCAACCGCATTGTGGAGTTGACCGGCACGCCGAATCCCCGCAGCCTTATGGACCTGTGGGCGCAGGTGTATCTGCTGGACTGTGGGCAACGGCTGGGCCGTACCATCACGTCATACCGTGATGCATACTTTGTGCCGGACAAGCGCAGCCGCACGACGATATTCAGCTATGCGCTGAAGCCGGGCGCAGCGGACGAAATTTACCGCTGCATCTCTGACATCTGCATCAGCATGAAATCGGAAGACTACCTCGACCTGCCCGAACTGATTTACGAGGACACCCCCGTCAAGCTGGACACTGCAGCGCAGAAGGCCTATGACCGCTTGGAGCGGGATACACTGCTTCAGGTGGACGAGACAGTCATCACGGCGGGCTCTGCTGCTACTCTGCGCGGCAAGCTCCTGCAGATCTGCAACGGCGCTGTGTACGACGAGGACGGGAACGTCATCACCATACATGATTGCAAGATCGAGGCACTGCTTGAGACTGTGGAGCAGCTTAACGGGCAGCACGCAATCATATGCTACAACTTCAAACACGACCGCGACCGGCTGGTACAGGCGCTGGAAGTTACACACTTGCGGGTGAGGGTGTACGAGGGCAAGGCGGAAGAAGACGACTGGAACGCCGGCAACATCGACCTGCTGTTGATTCAACCTGCGTCTTGTGGCTATGGCCTCAACCTGCAAGATGGCGGCCATCACATCATCTGGTTCGGCCTGAACGACAGCTTGGAACTGTACCAGCAGACCAACAAGCGCCTGCACCGGCAGGGGCAGC